TTCTAACATCTTCAATCTCATAAGTCTTTTCATTTTTCTTAACTTTTTTCTCCTCTTTAGGTATTTCCTCATCACTTTCTAACGCTGCGAGCAGAATTCCTATACTAGATGAAAGATTTTGTGCATCGTCCATCACATCTTTTAACAGTTTTATCCTTGACATCTTTCTTATCCTCCATTTCTTTTAATAACTGTCTTGCTAATTTCCTCGCTACAATAGATATGGCATATAAGCTTGTCGCCATTTCTTCTTTCTTCTCCATGAAGAATTCCTCCTTCCTTTCGTTATTAGAAGGGACAGCTAATTAATAAAACTAAGTTATTTATATTTCACTAAAATCACCCTTCTAATAGACTCAGGACATTTTTGATAGTTTTGATTAATCTTTTAATTCATTTTTTAGTTTTTCTAATATTTTCTTTTTCTTAATATTTACAGATGCTTGACTAATTCCAATTATTTCAGCAACTTTTCGTTCTTTAAATTCATCAAAAAATATCAATTGAGTTATTTTTCTTTCCTCTTCACTAAAACCTTTTAAAGCCTCATATAAAGCCTCAATTTCCAATAACTTTATAGCTTCTTCCTCTATATCTACAGATGATTCAATTTCTAAATCAAAGGTTTCTATATTTTCTTCTATTGAAATTTCTTGTACACCATCTTTTTCCATTGCTTGATACATTCGTTGCCTATTTTTGTCGGTTCTCCATTCTGGTCTTTTAACTTTTACATATAGATCTTTATCTACTTCTTCAAAGTAGTAAGTCTTGTAACCCATCCCTCTTTTTACAGTTTTGATTTTTGATTCATCTAAATTTAAATCTTTAATTGCCTCTTTAGTCACTTCAGTTTCTAATAATCTTTTCTCTTCTTTTGCCATAATTCTTCTCCCTCTGGAATTTGCTGATTCTCAGGGGAAACAAATATGACCTTAAGCTTATTGACACATAAAAATACTCATTAGAAATAAACGTAGAGATCAAAAGCATTAATAATCTAAATTTGATTAATTACACTTTATTTGAAATCCCCTACGTCCTAATGCGCATCTCGGACTTTTGAGAATATCTAATTTTCAATCTTTTTCTTATATAAACTCGCCAATGATAATTGGCTATAAGTCACTTTTTTACATAAAAAAAGCCAGATGAGTAATATATAATAACTCATCTGGCTATTTGGTCATTCAGTGATGCCTTTGCTCAGTATGCTTTCTTAGTTGTTTCTTTTTGTATTCGAAACTCTTGATTGGTTTTATTTCAATAAAATTTTTACATTGAGGACATTTTATAGATATTGTAAATTCATTATTCAAAAAATCTGATATATCACATGCCCTTTTCCCACATTTATGACACTTTAAACTTTTCATACTACCTCCTTTACTTGTAAGCTATCAAGCTAACATATTGGTAAAATTTTTTGGAGGTTACCCTCCAAAATAATCATTAATAATTTCCAAATCTCTTAATCTTCTTTTTGCCATTTCTTTTGAAACAAAATATAAGTCAGAAATCTTTTCTATTAACTGATCTGAAACATCTAGTAAATATAATTTATTTGCTTCTACCATAAGCTCTGTTTGAAGAAAAGTAAATAATGTTTTTCTAGGAACTAATAATGCAGCAGCAAGTCTATTAGCTTGCCATTCATGAATATCTGTATCAGTCATAGGTGGATTTTTGTCCATTCACTACAACGATACGGTTTATAATTTATCTTCTTATTTCTTTGATTTTTTCCTACATAATAAAACCTTTTATGTAGCTTTATATGACAGCATTCATGCATAATAGTAAATCTCGTGCGTTGAGGCGAGCTAATTAACTCTGTTGCAGTTTCTAAGAATATAGTATCTCCGAAAGAATTAATCAATCTTTTTTCTGTCCTACCATCATTCCACACCTCTATCAAGCCATCATAAAAGCAAGTTAGCCCCAAAGTTTTATAATCATCAGATAAATTAGCAAAATCTATACTTGCTCCTATATAAAATTCTGCGAATTCATCAACATCTATTGGTTCTAAATTCTTTATATAATATCCATCTTTATACTCTATTAATATTTCTTCTGCTTTTCTCTCCAAAGCTTCTTGAGAATATTGATGATACATTATTAATCTCCGTCGTTTATCTTACTATCTATCAATTTTATTACATCATTCCAACCTTCATCAGATAAGTTTCCTTCTTTAGCTCTTCTAAGTGCTACTCTGGCTAAATCAGTATCCATAATATAATCTGGTAAGTCCGCAGAAACTGTATTTTCCTTTGCCTTTGCTGCTAAATCTAATACATAAAATGATTCTTCTTCACTAAATTTCAATGCCGCAATTATAGCTTTTAATTTATCATCTGAAGGATTTCTTCTTCCCTTTTCAATATCACTTAGATATGCTGGTGCTATTTCCAATTCGCCAGCTAGGCCTCTTAAAGTGAGTCCTAATTTTTTACGTCTTTTTTCTAAAAACTTACCGAATTTTAGTTTATCCTCCATGACCAAACCTCCCATCGTTCTGTTAGCTTGTATGCTTACATTATATTATCATTAAATAAATTTGTCAAATCTTAAAAAAGCACCTGATAACATCAGATGCTTTTAACTATTTTTCTGAAAGTTTATTATGAACTAAAGGTAATAATACCTTATCTACATCTTTTCTAAAATCTTCATCTTCCAAGTATTTCTCACAAAACTCTTGATTCTGAGCCATCCTAGAAAGTACAATTCCCATTATACGCTCGTCATAAACAATCTTAAATAAATCTAATGGATTCTTTGCTCTAATTACTAACTCTTCATCTTTTGCCATATCTTCAACAATCTGTTCCAGAACTTTATCAATCTCGGTGAAATCTGTTGCCCACTTTTCGTTTAGATTCTTTAATATTATAGATATTTTCTCTTTCTCATCTTCTACAGGTAGACCAGTTCCTTTGGTTGAATTATTAAGAATCCCTTCCTCATCTTCTAATGATATTTTACCTTCATACTGCTTTTGAGTTCTGTAATATTGTAATTCCACATCATTATTAATGTTTGGAAATTTTTCTCCTTTTTCTTTAGGGAGTTTTCTTAAAAGGCACTTAGCAAATGCATAAAATTTATGAAGTCTTTCATCTTCCAAGCTTATAATATGGGTTAAAAATGAATATAGTCTAACATATTTATTTAAAGCATTCTTTATATCCAATCTTTCCTGTTTATCTAATCTCTTAAACTTTTCTACAGATGGATCTATAAATGAATTAAGTTTTCCAAGATCCATTTTCTTATCAGTTTTCTTTAATTTAAAAAATACTTTGGCCAAATTATTTATTTGACTATCATCATAAATCATAAAGCTATCCAAGAAATTTTTAATATCATATATTACATTAGGATCTGTTGTTTCAGATACACTAGTAGAAATATAATAATCTTGGAACGCCTTTTGTATTTCTTCTTTTTCATTAACAAAATCTAGTACAAATGTATCTGTCTTTCCTCTACACATTCGATTTATCCTCGAAAGTGTCTGAACAGCCTTTACACCAGATAACTTTTTATCTACATACATAGTATGAAGTAAAGGTTGATCAAATCCTGTTTGATATTTTTCTGCTACTAATAATATTTGATATTCTTGTGTTTCAAATTTTTCTGGTAATTCATTCTCAGGAAATTTATTTAAAGATTCTTCTGTGTACTCTTTAATTTCACCTGTAATACTATCTTTAACTGTTCCTGAAAAGGCTACTAAAATTCCTAGGTCATCATAATGCTTTTCAGTAATATATTTTTGAAACTCAAAAAAATATCTTACAGCATGTAGTCTAGACCCTGTTACTAGCATAGCCTTAGCTTTGCCACCAATAAGATGTCTTACATTATTTCTAAAATGCTCGATTATAATTTCAGTTTTTTGTCTCAAATTGTGAGGATGGAGACTCATGTATCTACCTAAAGCTTTATTCGCTTTGCTTTTTTCGTACTCTGGATCATCCATTACTTTCTTTCCTAATTGAAAATAAGTTTTATAAGTTGTGTAATTTTGTAATACATCAAATATAAACCCTTCTTCAATCGCTTGTTTCATGCTATAAACGTCAAACGGTACAGGTTTACCATTTTCATCTTTTGTTCCAAATATTTCAAGAGTTTTTTGCTTTGGTGTTGCAGTAAATGCAAAGAAAGATAAGTTTGGTTGAATACCATGAGCCTTCATTTCTTTAGCAATGGTTTCATTTATTTCTTCATCTTCATTTTCAACCTCATATTTTTCTTCTTCTTCAGCAACTCTTTGAAGCCTTTCCTCTATATAGTCATGTCCTTGATTATAAATGTCAGCTAATGTTTCTCTTAATTTTTCACTTGATTTACCAGTTTGTGAAGAATGTGCTTCATCAACAATAATAGCAAATTTCTTATTGAAAGTAGAAACTCTTGAAACGTCAACAAAAGGAAATTTTTGTAAAGTACAAATAATTATCTTATCGCCATTTTCTAGAGCTTTGGTTAGTTGTTTTGCATTCTTATCAACTCTTGTAACAACTCCTTGCTTATGCTCCATATTATAAATATCACGTTGAAGTTGCTTGTCTAAAACTCTCCTATCTGTGATTACAATAATACTATTAAAAATGGGCTTATTATCCATATCGTGCAAATTAGAAAGATGATGAGCAAGCCAAGCTATAGAATTCGATTTTCCCGATCCAGCTGAATGTTGAATTAAATAATTTTTTCCAGATCCATTTTCATAAACATCTTTTACAAGTTTTCTAACGACTTTTAATTGATGAAACCTTGGAAAAATCAACATTTCTTTTTTAGAATTATCAGATTTCTTTATTTGAATAAAACGTTGGATAATATCTAATATGCTTTCTTTTTGTAGAATTTGATTCCACAAATATGAAGTTTTGTAATCCCCTAAAATTGGTGGATTTCCAGCTCCATTTTCATAACCCCTATTAAAAGGCAAGAAAAAAGTATCTTGTTTTTTCAATTCTGTAGCCATATAAATTTCATCTGTATCTACTGCAAAATGAACTAACGCTCTTTGTTTAAAGGCAAATATCTTCTCTCTCGGATTTCTATCATTCTTATATTGTTTGATAGCATCCTCAAAAGTCTGACCAGTCAAAGGATTTTTAAGTTCTATAGTGATAATAGGAAGCCCATTTAAAAACAAGACTGTATCCAAACTATTTTCATTATCCAAGCTATAATGAACTTGTCTAGTAATCATTAGTCGATTTTTATCATACAAATCCATAGCTGTTTTATTCATAGTAGAACCTGGTTTAAAATATGACAGCTTGAAAGATACTCCAGTATCATCAATTCCATGCCTTAATACATCGAGCATTCCTCTTCTTTTAAGTTCGTTGTCAAGTCTTCTTAAAAAATTATCTTCAACCATTGACCCGTGTCTTTTACTTAAAAGTTCCCACTCATTAGGTTGAGTTTCTCGGATAAACTTTAACACCTCAGCTGTATCCATAGCAAGCTCACGATTATATTCTTTAGGATTGCCTTTAATATAGCCATTTTTTAAAAGAGCATATTCAATCTCTTCTTCAAATCTTCTTTCACTTATGTCCATTAAAACTCACCTCCCGAGACTTTCACTTTTCCTGTTACAGCATCATGAATTACTATTTTTCTATAACCCTTTAATTTTTCTATTTGCAATTGTATTTTGTCTTTTAGTTTTTTAATTTCTGATTCTTTTTGAAATATATATGCTGATATTTCTTTTTGTTCTTCTTTAGGTGGTATAGGTATTTCAGTATTTAAAAATGGCTCTCTTTGCAATCTCCATCTACCTAAATTTGATACCCCTTGTCCTAACCTATAGAAGATTCTTCTTATATAACACATCTGGAATAAATAATTAAAATATTCACGACTATGATTTGATGCATCTTTAAGTCTAAACACTCTATAATCTGGGCTTGTTACTCCTTCGTATATGCTGCAATCAATCCAACCAGTTAACAAATCCATAGAATTCATTGCATAATCTCCAACTTCGACAAGTTGATATTTTTCATAAGACGCAGCCATTTGACCATCATTTTTATCAATATCTTTTATTTTTATTCCTTGCTGAGTAATGGACAAAACAGGTCTTTCTTCTCTTCCGTCTTGCCTTTTAACAATTTCAAAATTCCATTTGATTCTTTCAATTCCCCAGTGTTCAGGAACTTGACCTATCCAATCAACTCCACTATCCTTCAAAGTAGCATTTTTATCTAATCCCTTAGTAACAACTTCTGCTATAAGTTCTCTTTTATACAGCTCCAGTTTTTCTTTTTGATTCTCTAAGGAATTAATGATATAGTCTATTTTTGTGGTTTTATTGTCTAGATATTTTACAATTGTTTTTTGCTCATCATAATTAGGCATAATACATTCAAAGTTTTTTAATATTTGAATGTTAACTCCTCCAATCAATCCTTTTATATGCATATTAAAAAATTGTTCATAATTAGAAGAACATAAAAAATAATACACATACCTTTCTAAAAAATCTTTTTTTATATTGAAACAGCATAATTTATTACCAAAATTCACTTCTTTTTTAACAAAGGCTTTCTTTACACCAGCACTCCCTCCTTCAATACACATAAGAGAACTATTTTTAGGAGCTATTTTAAAATTTGAATGGACAAGTGGAATCTTCATCCCATTATTGTAATTAATAGTGAAGTCAAGATTTACATCTTTTGTTGCTATATATGGCCTCCCACACGAAACCTCTTCATAAATATATTTTTCGTCATCTGGAATACTATTACCAGTATATAAATCGGAGAATAGCTTAAACCTTCTTACTTCCCAATGCTCAGGTATTTCTCCTATCCACTCAATCTTACTATCTCTATATCTATCATATTTCATAGAACTACACCTCTTCAAAGAGTTCTGCTATAGATTTTTCTATAAGTTTATTGATATCCTTTATTTCAGAAAGAGTTTCTTCAGCATCACCTAGCTCTTCATATTTATAGAAATAACGAGTAAAAGGAATTTCATATCCCTTTTTTGTCTTACTTTCATCTATCCATGCATCAGGCGTATATGGAAGTACTTCTCTTTTAAAATAATCTTCTATATTTTCTTTAAATGGAATTTGTTCTGTATCTCTTAATTCTGTATCGGCTTCTGGATTTCCTTTACTATCTCTACAAATTTCCGCAGTTTCATCTTTTTCTGATAAAGCATTTAATATTGCTTTTTTTACAGGAGCTTTAATTTTTAAATCTTCCTTTTTGAATTCCTTATTCAATACTTTTTCAAACTCTTTTCTATCTTTATAAAGAATACTATCATCCATATTTTGAAGAATTTTAATAATATATCTTTGGAGCTTTTCCCCTTCTTCAATATCCTTTTTCCTTAACTCTTCATTTTTCTTTTTTGACTTAGAAAGATTTAAAAATGCTGTTTCATCATTGAGTTTTTCTATTCTATCGATGCTCGTTTTAAAATTTAGTCTTAATGGTCTTTCTACAGTGACCCTAAAGTATGCAAAGTCATCTTCATCAAATATCTTTGAATACTCACTTTCTATAAATTTCCCATATATATCCGCTATCTTTTTAATATCTTCTTCGGAGAGTTTTTTTCTTTTATCTGCCAATGGCTTTCTCAACCTTTCATAGAACGAAGTTCCATCTATCAGTTGGATTTTTCCTTGCCTTAATTTACTTTTTCTATTGCTTAATATCCAAATATAAGTAAGAATTCCCGTGTTATAAAATAATTGATCTGGTAAGGCTATGATTGTCTCTAACCATCCATTTTCAATTATCCATCTTCTTATTTCACTTTCCCCTGATCCTGCATCCCCTGTAAATAATGGAGAACCGTTAAAGACAATACCAATTCTACTTCCTCCATCTTTAGGATCTTTCATTTTACTAATCATATGTTGAAGAAATAACAATGATCCGTCGGATATTCTAGGTAGACCTGCACCAAATCTTCCATCAAATCCCTGATTTTCATATTCATCTTTGATAAAATTCTGATATTTCTTCCATTCGACTCCAAACGGTGGATTACATAACATGTAGTCAAATTTTTCAAATTTTAGGCCATCTTCTGTAAAACTATTGCCATAATAGATGTTTTCATATCCTTTTCCTTTTATTAAAGTATCTGATTTACATATTGCATAAGTACTTTGATTTAATTCTTGCCCATATACTTCTATAATTGCTCTTTCATTTAATTCTTCAGCATAAGAGATTCCCGCAGACAACATCCCACCTGTTCCTGCAGCGGGATCATATAACTTTGCCATAAAAGATGGGTCAGTAATTTCATGCATATCAGGATCAAATAATATTGCAACCATTAGTCTTATTACTTCTCTAGGTGTAAAATGTTCGCCTGCTGTTTCATTAGACATTTCTGAGAATTTCCTAATTAGTTCTTCAAAAATATATCCCATCTCTGTATTGCTAACTCTATCTGGATGCAAATCAATCTCATCAGAAAATTTACTTACAATAAGATATAAAAGACCTTCTTTTTCCAATCTTTCTATTTGTGAATAGATATTAAAAGCTTCTAAAATTTCCCTTGCATTATCTGAAAAGCCTTTTATATAATCCACGATATTTTCATCAAGATTATTGGGGTCATCCTTTAACTTTGCAAAGGTAAATTCACTCGTATTATAGAATTTATAACCACTTACTTTACATAAAAAAGGTGCTTTATTCTTATAGGTTAGCTGATTGTTTAATTTTACAACTTCATCATGAGTATCAATTAATACACTGTCTAAACGTTTAAGTACTGTAAATGGTAAAATTACATCCGCATATTCATGTTGCTTATAATCTCCCCTTAATATATCTGCTATTTTCCAAATAAAATTGGATTTATCTGAAATATTTGTGCTCATTATAATCTCCCTTTTTTAAATCTCATTCAAATCTATTCCTTGTTCCATTAGCCTTTTATGCTTATCTTGAGATATTAGTACCGCTAATGGCTCCCCATTTTTTAAAATTAATGCTGTTTCATCATCTTCCGACACTTTTCTTATAATTTTTGAGGCTTGACCTTTATTAAATAACCCAATGTTATAGAGGGTTTTATCTTTAATAGGAGCCTTCTTTTTTATACTCAATTGTTCCGCCTCCTTATAATTATAGGATTATAGTTATATTGTATCATATAGTAATTACTTTTACAATTTTAATAAAACTTATAATTATAATTACTTTTTAATAGAATTTCTCCAAAATCAGAGCTTTTGTCACTTTGTTTTCTATATAATATTCCTATTGAATAATAGATTGTTAAACTTCTTTTAATCAAACCGTCCAAAAATGTCCTGAGTCTAGTAGGAGGGATAAATATGATTACTAGACTAAGAGAAGCTGGATATAGCTATAAAGAAATTGCAGATGCATTAAAAATATCAATTAATACTGTAAAAAGTTATTGTAGACGAAATGGATTAACTGGGACTTCTAAAAATAAAAAACAAATATGCATAAACTGTGGAATTGAAATTGATGAGGGTAAAAAGTTTTGCTCTTCTAAATGCAGGCAAGATTGGTGGAATAATAATCTAGATAAGGTGAATCGTAAGACCCACTATCATTTCACTTGTTCATATTGTCATAAACCTTTTAATGCTTATGGAAATAAAAATAGGAAGTACTGTTCTCATGAATGTTATATCAAGGATAGGTTCGGCCATGAATAATGAATTTGAATTCTATACCTCTTACCTATTTTTCTTAAAATTGAAAAATGAAAGCATAATTACTAACAAAGAATTTAAAGAAATCACACAGAAACTTATCGAGAAATACAAGGCCAAAATAGTTCCATTTATCCTCTAATTTACTTGATTTATAGGCCAATAGTATTGATATATAGTAGTGAAGGGAGGAACTCTTATGAAAAGAATACAAAAGATTGAGGCCAAGCTACCAGAACTTAAAAAGAAAAAAAGAGTAGCAGCTTATGCTAGAGTTTCTGTAGCAAAAGGGAGAACCCTAAATTCCCTTTCACAACAAGTAAGTTATTATAATAAATTGATAACAAATAATAAGGATTGGGAATTTGCTGGAGTTTTTTCAGACCTTGGTGTTTCTGGAGCAAGTGAAAATCGTGAAGGATTTCAAGAAATGCTTAATGCTTGTGAAGAAGGAAAAATCGATTTGATCCTAACTAAATCAATATCGAGATTTGGAAGAAACACTGTCGACTTACTGGAAACTGTAAGGAATCTGAAAGATATAGGCGTTGAAGTTCATTTTGAAAAAGAGAATATAAAGACCTTTTCTGGAGATGGAGAGCTAATACTTTCAATACTAGCATCCTTTGCTCAAGAAGAAGCAAGGTCAATTTCTAATAATGTGAAATGGGGTATTAGAAAAAAGTTTCAAGAAGGAAAAGTTAATTCTTATGTACTCTACGGATACAGGTGGGATGGAGAAAAATTCAATTTAGTACCAGAGGAGGCTGAAGTTATTAAATACTGTTTTGCAAATTTCCTTGCAGGAAAATCAGCTGAGACAACAGAAAAAGAACTTCAAGAAAAAGGAATAAAGGGACTTACAGGTAAACCCCTACCTGCTTCAAGTATAAGGGCTATTTTAAGACAAGAAAAATACACAGGAAATTCGCTCCTTCAAAAAACATACACTGACTTTATAACTAAGAAGGGAATTAAAAATGAAGGAGAACTTCCTATGTATCGGAGTGAAAATACTCACCCTAAGATAATAGACCTAGAAGTTTATGAAAAAGTTCAAGAAGAACTTGCAAAGCGAAGACAACTTGGATCTCGAGCAAATATGTCCTTAAACGTTACTTGTTTTACTAGCAACATTCACTGCTCGTGCGGCAAGAACTTTCAAAGGAGTCAAAGAAATAAAAGAGATGGCAGTAAAGAAAAATATGTGGTTTGGATGTGTGCTGGACAAAAAGAAGCTGATAGAAAAGGTTGCATTAATCCATCCATACCAGAGTACATCCTAAAAAATAAATGTTGTGAAGCCTTAGGAATTGAAATTTTCTCGGAGGAAGTCTTCTATAAAAATATAAAAGATATCAATGTCTTAGAACCAGGACTCCTTGAATTTGTATTTATAGATGGAAGAAAGAAAAAAATAAAATGGAAGTCTACTGCTAAGAAAGATTGGTGGACAGATGAAGCAAGGCTTAAATATGCTAAATTAAGACAAGATCCAGAATTCTCTAGAAAAATAAACAGATTTAATCATTTCTCAAGTTTCATAAAATGTGAAAAGTGTGGCAAAAGTTATAGGCGACAAAAAGATAAGTTTGCAAATGGAGATGAAAAAATTTACTACTATTGCTCAAGTCCATCAAGTAAATGTATAAACTCTACTATACACTTATCAGTCCTTGAAGATTTAGTAGCTGAGGAGTTAGAACTAGATTCATTCGATAGCAAAATAATGATTGAAAAATTGTCTAAAATTGGAATTAAAGATAATACTATCTACTTCTATTTTAAAGACGGAAAAATAACTACTAAAAAATACATTAATCCAATAAGACCTAAACCTAAACACTCAAAAGAAATAAAAAGAAAAATAAGTAAAGCAAACAAAGAAAGGTGGCGAGAAAAACGTGAAGAAAAAAGTAACGACAATACCAGCGACAAAGACTAAATATTCATCAAAATCAAAAGTTCAAGTAGCAAAAAGACGAGTAGCTGGATATGCTAGGGTTTCAACTGATTCTGATGAACAGTTCACTTCTTATGAGGCTCAAGTCGATTATTATACTAACTATATTTCTAATAGAGCAGACTGGGTTTTTGTTGGCATCTACACAGATGAATGCATTTCTGGAACCAACAGAAAACATAGAGAAGGTTTCAACTCTATGGTCAAAGATGCCCTAGATGGGAAAATAGACTTACTTATAACTAAATCTGTATCAAGATTTGCAAGAAATACGGTCGACTCATTGACGACAGTTCGTGAACTTAAGGATGCAGGGGTTGAAGTTTACTTTGAAAAGGAAAATATATGGACCTTTGATTCCAAGGGCGAGTTATTAATAACAATAATGTCCTCCCTTGCACAAGAGGAATCCAGATCCATTTCAGAAAACGTAACCTGGGGACAGAGAAAGAGATTTTCTGATGGCAAGGTTAGTGTTCCCTTTGGCAACTTCTTAGGCTATGACAAAGGCCCAGATGGAAATCTTGTCATAAATAAAGAACAGGCTAAAATAGTAAAGAAAATTTATAGATACTTCCTCGAAGGAAACACCCCTTATAGAATAGCTAAAATGTTAACAGAAGAGGGAATCCCTACTATCCAAGGTAAAAAGAAATGGTCAGCAGGTCCTGTAAAGAACATACTTACAAATGAGAAATATAAAGGTGATGCCCTCCTCCAAAAGTCCTTTACTGTAAATTTCCTCACTAAGAAAAAGAAAATAAATGAAGGTGAAATACCCCAATACTATGTAGAAAAAAACCATGAGGCCATTATAGAGCCTAAGGTTTGGGATTTTGTGCAAGACTTGTTGGAAAATAAGCCAAAATATAATAACGATGTATTTTCATCAAAAATCGTATGTGGAGTATGTGGCGGATTCTTTGGACCTAAGACTTGGCATTCTAATTCAAAGTATAAAAGAACCATTTTGAGGTGTAATAACAAGTATAAGAACAAAGAACCTTGTAAAACCCCTCACCTTTATGAAGAAGATATTAAAAATGCCTTTATTGATTCAGTAAATAAGCTTGTAGTAAATAAGGGTCATATCATCGAAGATTTAAAACTTCTTGAAGACACCTTTGATACAAGTGGTCTAAATAAAGAACTTCAAATATCAATAGAGAAGATGAATTCTACGAAAGAAAATATAGAAAAGCTTATCGAGGAAAACTCAAAATCAAGTCAGGACCAAATTGAATATGCTAAAAAATATGAGAAACTAGTAAATAAATTTAATACTGAAAAAGAAAAATATGAAGACCTATGTACTCAAATCCAAAATAAGGAATCCAGAAAACTCAAATATGACTTTTTTATTGAAAAATTAGATAATCTTAATCCACTAGACGAATTTGACCCTATTCTTTAGAATTTAATGCTGGATAAGATGATAGTAAATGAGGATGGGAGTTTTGAATTTATTTATTCAAAAGGGATTTAAAAATAGAGCTTGTAAGAATTATTTCTCACATGCTCTATTTCTATCTAAATATCTAATTCTAATATTTTAAAATTGAATTTGTTATTTAACTTGTCTAGCAATTCATCAACTACATCTGAATATATATCTTTTATCTTTTTTACTTCTTCTGGTTTTTCATTACCTATGTAAGAAAATTCTTTCTCATTATTTACAAATAAATCATCATACATATTTTGTAACTTTTGAATTTTATTACAAAATTCACTATCCATACCCAATTCTTCAGCACTTATATCGTCTACAATAAATCCATTACTATCTAATTCTTGAAAAGGGTAAGACCCCCATTCTAATCCTACACTAATTGTTTTCATATAATTATCCTTTCTATTTAGGGTTGGCGCCAACTATATATCCATTATCACTAATAGTAATAGCAACCTCTATCATCTCTCCATTGTACTCAACTTCATATATCACCCTCGGCTGACTATGAAATCTTCCTTGATTTCCTACTATTATTCCATTTTCTATAGCTGTTTTTAAAAAGCTAGGCATACTTTCTGCTGTAATACCCTTCTGAAGAAATTGATCACCATGTCTATTAATAATATGCTCAAGTCCAGCAGTCTCATTGCCTTTTTCAAGCCAAGCAAGATCATCAGTCTGGGTTTTAGCCACCATTACAACATCATCTTCTGTAAATTTTACCCCTTTTTGTCTCAACTCATCCATTAGATGCTCTGGCTTTAGTGCTCCATTTGTTTTTTTATATAAACCACTATTTACCTGCTCCCACTATATAACTCCTCTATGGATTATTGAAATATATGGTTCTATGGAAATGAGTTTAGAATATTTTTTATATTTCCCAAATATACTTTCTAGCATTGAACCATATACATAAACTTTTTTAGGGTTTAGTCTTTTGAAAAATTCTTCTAAACCTTTTTCAAAGTAGTATCTATTTTCTTTCTTTTTAATTTGCCCATAAGACCCTATAGCATAAGTTCCATTTTTCTCTAATCCTTCAAAACAAAATTTATAACTTCTTGAATCTCCCCATCTTACATTTGGTATTACTTTTATACCATGATGCTGATAGTAGGCCCCCAAAACCCTACTCATATATGTGCTATAAATTTGTCTAGTAATAGGCATACCATAACAGATAGAAAAATCTGGACTAACGACTGCTTTAAACCTAATAAGCTCATTTTTATATTTTTCTGGTTTATTTATTATCTGCTTAAATGATCTATCATAAAGATAAAAGTGAACTACCAAATTATCATTATTGTGTACATTTCTTTTATCAAAAGGTATGAACTTTTTACATTCGCCTATTTCTTCATTACGTATTAAGGGCATATCGTACTTGCCAACTAAATCCACATTCTTTATTAAATTAGGATTAAATCCGTTATTCATTATCACACTATTTTCCAAAAATATCCTCCAATTTAAAATATTAGGTTTTTATTATTAAGATTAATCAAGCATCTATATCTATATAGATTTCACCTAATAAATCTTAATAAATATGACCCTCTACATATAGATATCAAAATAATGAAAAATGTCCCGAATTATTTATTAATTCTTGAAAAATCTGACAACTTTAAGAGACACCCCTTTTTTATAAGCATTAAAAAGTATAAGCATTTAATTCTAAAGGTGTGTGCATAAACTAATTTTTAGGAAAATGAGCAATAAAAAAAACCTAATCTTTATGGTCCATACTAATCAAATATCTTATAAAGGCTTGAAACAGCCATATTTCCCATTGTTAATTTGTATCATTTTAATAACTTACATTTCATAGACTGTATATCCTTTTACATTTTCTTTGCCATCCATAACTATCATAGCCATAAGTCTACTTACTTCTTGTGGTGTATAAAATTCGCCTGCTTTTTTGCCTGATTCACTAGCAAAATTGCTTATCATACATTCGTAGGCATCCCCTAATATATCTCCAGAGTAGTCTGCAAGATTGATAGCTGATATTTGTTTCATAACATTGGC